TAGCACCAGTTGTTCCTGCGAAGAGGCTTAGACCGTAAGTGGTGCTATAGCTTAGACCACCGAGGTAGTTGCCGTAACCAGCAGTACCGCCTGAACCACCGAATGGTACAAAGGGTTCCTGGAATAGGGCTTCTCTTCTTAGAGGAGTTGGGGCATTGACTGCATCGTACTTGGGACGCATTGCGAAGATGAGTCCGGTTGGAGCGGTCATGGGCTGAACGCCGCAGATGTCGTAAGCAATGAGGTTTGGCATTGCGCGACGAACGAGGCTGATTAGGATTGGGTCGTAACCAGCGATTGAGTTTGAAGATGGGGTAGCGACGTTGCTGATGACTCCACCGAGGGTGTTGTCTTCAGTTAGTCTCTGAGTGCGTATGGCCTGCTCTTGGTTCTCAAGAAGAACAGCAGTTACCTTGGTCTTGTAAGTATCTTCGATGGAAGGAAGAGCGTTGTGGTTTAGAACAGGCTCCCACTTCTCAGTTAGAATGTCGTATGGGGTTGAGTCGTCAAAATTCATTAGTTTCTCCTAGTGTTAATATGTAGTAAAATTATTTCTTTAAGTGTCTACTCAAGGCTTTGCTATAGACATCCATAACGCCTTCAGTGAGTGTTTCAGGCTCAGTTGAGGTGTCAAGAATGTCTAGAACACGGGGTTGTGATCTAAAGGCTGGAGTCTGAGCTGCTGGCTGTTGAGCAGGGGCAGCAAAATAGCTTTCCTTTAGAATTTGTAGTTTGTTACGGAATTGCTCTGGGTTTTCGTATTCTAGACCTTCAGCTAGAGAAGCAAGCTTCTCGACCTGAGTTGCGGCTAGACCATGGGTTTCCTGAGCAAAAATGTTGACTGCGTGTGATTCAAGCAAGTTCTTACGAAGCTTAACATTTTCGTTGATTGCCTTGTTAAGCTCCTGGTTGCTCTCTTCGATCTGAGTGTAGAGTTCGTCAAGAACATCGTACTTCTCATCGGGGACATCGATGAAGTTGCTTTCAAATAGCTTCTTTAGACCAAAGATGAAGTTTTCAGCGAGTTCGATCTTGATGCCACGCTCGACCTGAAGCTTGTTCTGATCTACCCATTCTTCGACAACGTAAGTTAGATAGTCATCGACCTTCTCAGTTAGTTCTGAAACGGTTGTCTGAAGAGCGTTGCTATATTCGGCCTGATAGTGTTCTGAAAGTTGAGCACCGATTTCACGGGCCTTCTCGTTGACGGCAGCAACAAAGATTGTCTTTGCCTTCTCAACGAAATCTTCAGATAGATTTAGATTGGCAAAAAGGGCTGCTAGATGCTCCTTTAGAGCTTCTTCTGCGCCTTCTTCTTCCTCTTCTTCGCCTTGTTTAGCGACTGGTGCAGCACCTGGCATTCCCGCAGCAGGAACCTTGGGAGTTGCAATGGTGCTCATGTTAATTTGAGCTAATCCTTCAGCTGGAGGATAAGCTGTGTTTAAAACAAAGCTCTTTCCTTCTGCATCGAAAGAGCCTTTACCTTCAAAATCGTGTTCAATTTGTGTACCTTGTGGCATATATTTTTCTCCGTTTGTATTTATAAATTATTACTCTACTGCGCCAATACCTTTCAAGAAATTGGCCATATTTGCTCTTCTTAACTGAGCATTTGATATAGAACTAATTACCCCTAATGTAGGGACCATTAATGGTTTTGTTAAAGTCTCTAAAGATTTTTGTTTGATCGCAGAACCCATTGATCCAATAATACCTTTAGATGTTTCTTTTTGTCCTTCTTTTTGTCCAATCAAAGATTTCAATGCAGCGGCATTGACGATTACATTTCCTGCTCCTGCACCTCTAGCTTCATGCAATGGATTTGGAAGTCCAGCTGCTGCTAAAGCCTGTGCGTGATGCATTTCAGCGTTATCGGGATCGCTTGCCGCATTTTGCAAATGTCCTCTAACAACAGCACTATTTCCCAAATGATACTCTGGGTGAGAAGGATTAAAAACTTTATCGCTAAGATTCTTAATAGCGGTATCATGCTGCATTTGTTTTACGCCTGATACTCTCTTTGATTCTGTTTCTGCCTGATCTCTTGTTTGTTGCTCTTCTCTCGCAGCAGAGGTTCTAGGACCAACAAATTTATTGTAAAGACCGATGAGAGGATTACTTTCTGGATTTTCTATCTTAGAAGGTGCTTTAAATCCAAATAATCCTTCGTTCAAAACTTGCAACGAAGCAGCATTCAAAGACTTCTTTTCTTTTTCCGTCAGTGTTCTCATTTAATCTTTCTTAAGAAATCTGCAAAGAGCTTGATTGATTCTGCTTGTAACTTTCTTGAAGGAGTGTTCTTCAGGGTATTGTGATATTGAGCAATCTGCTGTTCTTTGAGAAGACCATTATCCCAAACCCATTCTCTGCCTTCCATGATTCCGTTGACGAAAGCATTTGGGGCTGAGGGGTCTGCAACAATGTCAATAGCGGCAAGCATGAAGTCTTCTTTGACAACATTTACTCCACCGCGCTTTTCCAAAGAACCCATACCACGGGTTGAGACTCCAAGCTTGACACCTTCGCTCATCAGATTCTTTACAATCTGACCGCATGGAGTATCAAGAATCTTGGCCTTGCCGTAGAAATCGTTGTTGTTCTCGTAGAGCCAGGTGACTTTATGAGAAACGCGATCAAGATTTACTGAAGGACCGGATGGATGATTTAGTTCACCAAGAGCACGATTCTTATTCACATATTCAGTGACATAGCGATTGGCTTCTTTAGCAAGAATTTGCTTTGGATAAACTCTGCCATTCTTGTTCTTTTGTTCGGCCTGCATGAAAACACCTTCGATGAAAAATTGCTTTTCACCGTCTTTGTTTTCGGTTAGATATGCTACTTCTTCTACTGTTTCTGTGATTAGTTTCATTTATTATCCGTTGTATGACATGCGAACATCAAATCCGGTTGGAGTCTGAACGGGAGAGCCAGCTGTGTTTGGGCCTGGATTATTTTCTTCCTCTTCCTCGCCCTCTTCTTCCATTTCCTCTTCCTCGCCCTCTTCTTCCATTTCCTCTTCTTCAGACATGGCTTTTCCTATTGCTTTTCTGCGATTTGAAAGGTACTTATCGCTTTTATCTGAATCACCATCGTTGTCGATGTCTTCATCTTCCTTTCCAACAGGATCCATTGCTTCGTTGAAGGTTGTTTTGGCAACGCGGACATATTCTTCGGCTAGTCTTTGACCGAGCTTGATGGTCAAATCTTCGTTGATTAGGTTCTTGGCATGAACTGCATTTTCGTCAAGAATTGATAGAATGATATTTTTTGCTTTCATAGTGTTTTCCCTTTCTATTTAGAAAATAATAAAGTTATCCTTCTGGGGGTTGTTCCTGTGTAGCAGCTTGCATTTGCATCTGCTCCATTTCAGCCTGACGCTGCTTTGCTATATCAATCTGCATTTCTGCGTCAATTTGATTAATTTCTTCCTCAGTTTGCTTCAAAATATTCTTTCTAATGTAATTTGAGGAGTAATATTTACCGATCATTGGCTCCATAGCAGCAGCCAATTCCATTCTGGCAGAAAGAATTTCAGAATCCTTTAGATCGTTAAAATAAGAATCGCGGTTGAAAGAGAAGTTAATATGTGGGCTAATGACTTCCCAATCTTCTTCGGTGATAATTCCCTTGAGAACTAGCTGAATTCTCATCAGCTGAAGGAACATATTTGCAAACTTATAACGTAATCTTTCAATAAATTTATAGAATTTGACCTCATCTCGCGTGATTTCAGCCGATCTTCCGAGATTGAATCCATTCTCACCAACCAAACGAGAGGGTGGAATGTTCAAAGCGTAGTAAAGCTTCTTCTTGAAATATTCAACATCGGTAAGTTCACCGAGATTCTGTCCCCCATCCAGGGTGGAGATTTCGGTTCCTCTACCACCTTCGCGGCGAGGTAGCCAGTAGTCCTCAATCATGGCCATCTGGTTTCTATCATCTTTCATTTCACCAGTTGTCTGATTGTAAATCATCTTGTTGCGATACTTATTCATAAGTTCGCGGACATACTGTTCTGCCTTTTGCTTTGGCAAGTTACCGACATCGATATAGAAAATACGACGTTCTGGAGCGCGTGAAATGCGGTATACAACAATGGCATCTTCAATCTGACGCAACATGTTTAGAGGTCTGATGGCCTTGTGAAGGTAGCCAATGACTCTCTTGGTGTTCATATCGACCATTCCGGAGTGTACGAAACAAATCGAATCTGGCGATATTTTCAGACCAGAAGTTGGAGTAGCAATTACAGAATTCTTATCTGTGTTTGTGTAAAGATAATAATCTTCGATATCCTGAATTAAAGAAAGACTAGCTCCATCCTGCTTGGCATTCTTTGTTTTAACTTTACGAACCTTCTTAATCTTGGTAGCATCAAGAGGAATTAATTGTCTGATTCCTTCGTTGGGATTGTTCGTATTAATTGTGATGTAATAGAAAAGCTTTGAGTCGATATACCATCGTCTAAAAATCTCAAATCCCTTATCGTGGAAATCAAGAAGTTTTAAAATGTTATCAAACTCAAAATACATCTTGCTTTTGATATTATCTGAGAATTCAATTTTGGATAGATCAAGCTTAATTGGCTTTCTATCCGATCCCATGACTATTGATTCATTAGTAATCTCATCGATTGCGGTATCGCACTCTGGGAAAAGTGCCATTGCTCTATATTGTGCAATTAGAGCATTGTCGTTCTTTTGCGAACCCATGAAGTCTACGAATGTTCCGTAAACTCCTGCTCCTTCGGTTACATAAGCACCATCAAATTCTTCTGGTGTAGTAAAATTTTGTAGAGGAATAATATCTTCCTGCTTCTTTTTACTTATTTCAAATCCGAATAGATTAAGACCCATTTATTTCTCCAATTCAAATACCATCTACTGTATAATAATCAAACACGAAAGTGCAATTGAATGTAACATATTCATCATTCAACGACATATTTAGGTCGATTGGGCCAACCATAAATGGCCAACAACCAACCAAATTGATTTTTCTTGATCCCGGAATAGGATCACAATTCAGATTTAGCTGTTCTATTGTCCATGTAGGAGCTTTGTATGAATTAGGAGTAATCTGAGTTCCTGTATTTGATTCGTGACCATTTATGCCACTGCTCCATGCATGTAGATCTCTCCAAAGTCTATTTGCATTTTGGTTATTATCATCTAAAACAATTACAGTCCAATTTGTGCCACCGGGTTGAGAACCGTAAATACGATCTCCGGGAA